TCCCATACCTCTTCATTAGAAGCGCCATAAAGCTCTTCCAATTCGGAACTGTCGCCACCGCAAACTGGGCAGTGTTTAACTGTTTCGTCACATTCGATTACGAATTCAGATTCGCATCTATGACACGCCATTGATTGTTTCATTAGTCTCTCCTTTACGAGAGTATATATGGACACAAAAACGGCGAGGAAATTCCCCGCCGCATGGACACCCGGGTAATTCCCAGACGCCTTTGTTCTATTTCCGTTTTTGTCTCTTAAGATAAGTGCCTTCGGGTTTGTCCATAGCTTCCAGCAATTCACTAAATTGCTGGTTGGTAATGGTAATCTCGTCGAATATATCGTCAGGGACATCAGGATCCTGTATTTCAAGATATTGCCTAAAAACTACTCTTCCCTCTAACATTTGTACTTGTAGATCCGATTCTAGATCTTGGTCATCTAGAACCGTAACTACGATGCGATCGGATTGAAATTCAGATGTCCACATTATCCTTCACACGCGGCACAGTTCATAATATCTCGGACAAGCTCTTGTGCTGGGTTAGCAGAGCGCTGGTAATAGAAAGTTTTCACACCTAGCTTCCAACCCTCAATGATCAATGCATTTACATCTTTCGCTGACACGTCTGGATGAATAAGGATATTCAAGCTTTGTGCTTGGTCGATAAACTTCTGGCGTGCACCAGCTTGCTGAACGATAGACAGTGGGGTAATCTCAGAGAATGTCTTAAACACATCTTTTTCATGTTGGGATAGGAAGTCAAGATGCTGCACCGATCCACCGTGTTTCAGAATAGATAGCCAGATCTCATCATAACCACTAAAGCCTTCGACGCCGTTCTGATTATGCCATTGGATTACTTTATCAAGGTAAGGGTTACGGTAGGTAAACTTACCCTTTGCAAGATCTTTTGTAAAGTAGTTAGACGCCAGTGGTTCGGTAGCCGGTGACACTTGACCCAAGATAAACGAAGAACTTGTAGTAGGAGCAATAGCGCAACGGGTTAAGTTACGTTCGCCGGTGCCAAGCATACCCTCTGGTTCACCATATTCAATCGCCAATTCTTTTGTTGCTTCGCGCGAGCGATCATCAATAAACTTAGAGATTTCAATGGTAAGCATATGTGCTTCGAATGATTCAAAAGCAATAGACTTAGACTGCAGATACGAGTGCCAACCAAGTTGTCCAAGACCAAGCGCGCGCCACGTGCGTGCGAAGTTATTAGCAGACTCCATGAACATAATGCCGTCGGTCTTTTCAATATACTCTTCCATGACAGCATCAAGGAACCAGATCATTACTTCGACCGCATCAGTTTCTTTCCATTCATCATACTTAAGCAAGTTCATTGATGCAAGGTTACATACAAATGTTTCCTTAGCGGATGAAGGCAAAGCAATCTCTGAACACAGATTAGATGCATAGATCCAGATGTCTTTGTCTTTTAGAATCTGCGGACGTGCATTGTTTACCGTGTCTTTAAAGAACAAGTAAGGGTAACCAGACTCACGACGCTTGCGGAGAATGCGTGCCCAGATGGTACGCTTTTCGTGGTTTCCGTCAATCATGGACTTCATCCACTCATCACCAATACAAACCCCAAGGCTTAGATTGATAATAGAAGAACCTTCTTCACGACATTCAAGAAACTCCATAATGTCAGGAGACTCAACGTCAAGGTATGCAGCGAATGAGCCACGACGAACATTGCCTTGTGATACAACATCTACCTGTGTTTCGGTCAGGTTCATAAAGTGAACTGGACCATCGGCATTGCCACCGGATTTAATCGGTGTACCACGCGGGCGAAGCGCTCCAAAGTAACCTGAAGTGCCAGCACCCATTTTAGTCTGCATGCCAATCTCGGCATTCTTTAATAGGATAGATTCCATTGTGTCTTCGATGTAGACACCGTTACACGAAATAGGTAAGCCTTTTGATGTTCCGTAGTTAGACCATACTGGCGAGGAAAGACTATAGAAGCCTCTGCTCATATAATCATAGAACTTATCTGCCCAGCCTTCACCTTCAAGGCCTAGGTTCTTCTCTGCTGTCTGTGCAATACCTCTTACACGTTCTTCGACAGTCATATTTCCGTCAATGTATCCCCGGCTTAGAAACAGCCGAGAATCACTATTTGCCCACTCAAATCCCATTATATACTCCCTTAAAATAAATCATCGGCAGAAATGCCTTTGCCTTTTGCATACTCAACAGGTCTCTTTTGAAAGAAGTCTGTCATGTTTGCGCCATATAGTTCTTCATCAAACCAAAAAGTTTCTTTGATGTGGTCTTCGTTGTAAACGATATCAGAGTTATCTATACCGATTTGTTCCATCGAATCTGCCATGCGCTTAGCAATAAACGATTGTAGAATTTCAGTGCTTAGACCTTTTGCTGAGTGTCCGTCCATAATCCATGCAATCACTTTGCTTTCTGCTTTTAGTGAGTCGATGCACTCATGCTTAATACGTGCTTCAAGCTCTTCGTCAAACAATTCAGGATACTCTTCGCGAAGTGTTTGGATTAGCTTAATGCCTACTTGTGCGTGTAGCATTTCTTCGTTGCGGGTATATTGAACCTGCTGTGCACAATCTTTCATTACTGCTTTATTACGGTTAAGGTGCATAATGATATAGAACTGGCTAAACAAAGAAACATTTTCTACGAACAAGGTGAACAAGATAATGGAATAGATATACTGCTTGCGGTCGTCTTCATACACTTTGTTGTTGTATTTGCGCAGGTAATCTACCCGGCCCTTAACAACGTCTACGTTCAGATTCTCTTCGAACACATGAGTAAGATGAAGAACATCGAGGATCTTCTCATATGCCATATTGTGAATTACTTCGGAATTGGCCATAGCGTAGCCAAGATCTTTAATAGACGGATGCGGTAGGTTGTTGCCTACGTCTGCCCAGAATGACTTGACTGCAATTTCAATCTGGCCGATTGCAGACATAGTCTTTACTACCATCTGCTGTTCAGCTGGTGTAAGGTCATTCTTAAATTGTGAATAGTCGGAGCGGAAGTTAAATTCTTCCGGTGTCCAGAAGCCTTGCCAAATGGCTTCGATGAATTGTTTTGTCCAGGGATACTGGTCGGGCTTGCGGGCGATTTGTTCTTCGAATAGCATACACTTATCTTTCTGTGCGCCAGATTGCACACTTATTATTGTTCATTGATTAGGTCTACTATATATGAAAAACAATAGGATGTAAACCCCCTATTCCATGTTATTCTTCTGAGACAAGCTGTCTCTCATAATAACCAATGATGGATTGCTGTTGTTCTATATATCGTTTTAGTTCGGCGGTGTTGAGGGAAAGGTTTTCATATCCACGTACTGTGAATGCAACAAATACAACAGAACCTTCTGACTCAGTATTTGTGGCGAGGAACTTATCTAAGTTCTCGGCTGTTACGACAAAAAAGTCTACGTTGTTTAGATCTAACCCAGCAGGACGTTCCTGGATAGGTATATTCTGTTTAACGTAAATCGTCTCCGTTACTGTCTGTGGTGTTGTCGAGCACGCTGCGAGAAGTAAGCTGCTCAAGATCGTTAAAGATTTTATTGGTGCCATCATTTATAATTCTCTCAATTGAGTCCGGTCGAGCTATAGCCAGACGGGTTAGGTTGTGATTAGAAAGGGTTTGGCGCAACTCAGACACGTTGGTAGTAGCCGCTTGTAATGCACCATTAAGTCTTGCTTGCTCTTCTTGGTTTTTTATATCTTGCCGTTGTTGTTCGGCAATTGCAAAAGCCTGACGACTAATCTCACCCTCTTGCTGAGCTATTCTAGCAGTCTGTTCTATAAGCCGCTTCTGCATATTAGTCACGAACATATAACCGAGACCGGCAGCAGACAAAATAGCAAGAGTGATTGCTATCTTGATATAGGACCTAGCCCCGAACATTACTTAACCGATGCGGTGAACGAACGGAAGCGTCTAAGGATGCGTGTCTCTTTATCTTTACGACGACGCTTATCAGTAACATCAACCGGCTTAAACTTTGGACCCATATTAGCGGTGTCATGGGGAATGCCAGCGTCTGCAGCAGTCATCTGCTCTTCTTCCATTGCCTTCTTTGCAGCTAGGGTTTTGCCCGATTGCCGCCCCGACATTATTTTTTTGTAATTTACCATGCCTTGCAACTCCAATATCTTGCTGATGTCCTATCCTTTGCAGTGTCACACTTATGACGTGCACGGAAAGAAGCTCTGTTCTTTGGGTTAGATTTTTTAATGCTCATAGTCTTTTCGCCACGTGCCTTAGCACTTGTGCCACCATGACCAAAGTTAACCTTAAGCGTGTTACCTGTCTTGGGATCTTTAACGTAGACTTTGCTCTTTTTAACATCGCCTGTTGTAGGCTTACCAAGCGTAACCTTACGGCCTTGATACTCGGCTTCTGTAACCGGTTGACCAGGCGTTTTCTTTTGATAGTTCTTACGAAGCTTATCTGAGCCTTCGAACCCTGCTCCGGACTCTTTAATATGTTGTTTGAATCTAAGCACGATCGCTCCTAAACTTTTTGCAATGCCAATTCGGCATCTTTGTTACTTTTAATATCTTTCATCCAGTCTTCCGTAGTATAATTTAGATAAATCATAAACGGCTTAACGACTGAAAGGTATTCCAAATTATCTAGTTTATATTCAAATATCTTTAGTGCACCTGGTATAGTAAACGAGTTAGCAATTACAATAATATGATTTAGTAATAGTCTTTCGGATATCACACCTGTTGTAAGGTAGCGATTGATTAGTCTCTTAATATATTTAATACGACTAATGTCTTCATAAAAATCTTCGACGTCCGATGCTGCAGGATTATAGTACCGAGATGCAGCATAAATCAGAAAATTCTCGTCATTAAGAATAGTGAAATCCATTTGTTACTTTCCAATAAGACTCCGTAAATAGAGCCAATAGTTTTTAGCGTAGAACGCTTTGGTTCTGGTCTTTGGAACCTCTTCTACACTAATATCTATCTCTAAATTAGGAGCGGGCTTTACAAGGACTTTTGCGCCGTGCCACTCGGCTATTTGCTTTGCGGTATGCTTCCGGCAAAGTAACACCTCACCACTGTGTTTAGACACCCACCCAACTAATGTCGGGTGAGCATCCTTTGCCCAAGATGGGGCTTTTATCATGTGTTCTTAGCACGCAATGACTGGAAGAATGAAGCCAAGTTGGTTTCTTCTTTCATGCCAGTAGGCTTTTCAGTAGTCTTGCTTGGCTCAGATGCCTTAATGGATGCTGCTGTATCTGCTGCAGCTTTTGCGCCATCAATACCGGAATCTGCTCCGCCTAGTCCGCCATGGTCTTGAACCATTTTCTTATCGGAAGGAGTTAGTTTATCTTCCATAGACTCGGGCTTACCACCTGTAGCATTAGGTTGGCTACCTTCAAGAACATCCATAACTCTTTCGACGTGCTCATAGTTATAAGAAGCTTTTACTGCAGGCTTCTTTTTCTTATCCCAAGGTGCTGGTGCCAAAGACACTTTGCTTTTCGGCTGTGCTTTAATACCTGCAAGTGCACGGACTTGAGTCTGCGAACCTTTGATTTCTTCTTTCTTCATCTTAGGCTTGACGGAACCGTCCATCTCTTCTTTTTTCATTTTAGAGAAGTCAGGCTTTTTGGAATCTTTAGAATCATCATCTTTGGAATCATCTTCGTCTTCGTCTTTTTCGTCTTTGTCCTTGCCGCCTTTTTTGCCAGCAAGCATCTTAGCGAATGCAGCTTTTTGAGCAGGAGACTGTGCTTCAAAGAGTGCTAGGAATTCTGCGTCTACTTCAACAGCTTCTTCCATCTCTTTTTCAGCGGAGCCAGTATCGCCTTTTTTAGCAATGGCTTTTTTAATTACCTTGCGACGCTTATGAAGATACTCATCAGAAGAATCTACATCGCCATCATTGTCGATGTCTTTATCTTTGCGATCTTTATGATCTTTTTTAAGTTCGGCTTTATCGACAGGATCGATTTTACCTTTTGATGCTTCGGCTACTTCTTGAAAAGCTGCCCAGACTTGGTCTACTTCGTTTTTATCCATTTTTCAGGTTCCTTGGTTTAAGTTTGGGCCGTGTCTAATGACGCGAGTGTCCAATTAAGTATTACGTTACTATTTATGATGTTTTTTACATCAATTCAAAATGAGGTGCATCAATGAATGGTCTACGTCCCTGCGATCGTCTCAGGTCAATATATTCCATCATGGCATCTTCCATGCTGGCACCGTAGGTAGCAATGTTACCTACTGACCAAGCTGCGCCCCATTTAACGGCCACACCTTGTTCTTTTGCAGCTTGTGCGAATGCATCAGCAATGTCGTCATAGACTTTTCCATCCCACGAAACGTCGCCGCCAACATAAGCTACAACGTCTACTGCGTCACCCACAAGGTGCTTAGACTTCATAGTCTGAGACTTACCTGCTTCGAAATATGCTTTTTGCTGTTCGATCGTGCGCATGCCCTGAGTAACACCAAAGTCGATGCGAGTCAGTTCAATTCCTCGGGTTACTACATTGTGCAACTTTGGGTTAATACCCTCTAGTCGTCCCAAAGAGCGATTTGATAGTTTAAATGCCATTTTTCATTCTTCCCATTTTATTATTTTGATCTTGATCTAAGCATCTCTTCTAGATGCGTAATAGTTACATTAGCAGTGGCCAAAGCGGTTTTTACTTCGGCCATTTCGATTAGTAATTTTTCTTTCTGAGAGGTAAGAACGTCAACCTTGTCCGAAAGTTTCGCAACTTGTTCCATTAGGGTTTCGTTGAATAGTGCCACCTTTGCGTCGTCCTTTAATTCTTTTTCATGACTTTGTTTTGATTTCATAGTAATGAAAGCCCAAAGGCCAGTAGATCCAGCAAGGGCGACGACTAGCGGTAATATCATGTCTGCATTCATTTGCTAAACCTTTGCTTTTCTAAAATCTGTCTTTGTGTCAGATTGATTAAGTAGACTGCGTGAAAGATCATAAATCCAATTCTTATTCCCCAAGGAATACTACCTTGAGCAGACGTTGGTCCATATGCGGGGTGATACCCTACATTGGCAGCTGCGTAGAGAACATCCAAATTAGCTATGAATCCAACTGTGATGTATACAGTTATAAACAAATTAATCACTAAACTTGCTAGCAATAATCTCTTACCTAACCATACCGAAACAGGAACACATAGTGCTCCAGTAAAGATCCAAATTCCAAATACCCATTCAGATGCTAACCAAAGCCCCATATGAGCATAATTGACCCAAAGGTCGTATGCCAAAACTATCGCCCAGAAGGACCAGAGGATTATCTGGCCTGCCCCATTATCAGAATCTAAATCTTTTTTAAGCTTCTTAAGTCCGGATGTATTACCGGGTGCTTTTGCATCTTGTAAACTCATGATTTAAGCCCTTCTGCTTTGTTATAGTTAAATTATTCTTCTAGTTTTTCTACGTCGTCCAGCCATTTACGAATGACCTTTCCTTCGTGGGTTTGCACTATAACATAATTTGTACCAAGCCGGGTAACAGTTCCAAGCTCACCACTTTCTTTAATAACAACGGTATCTTCAGGTGCGTATAGTTTGCCTTCTACGTAAGACTCTCGGATATCAGACACTGGTTCAAGTTGGATGAATCTGCGGAAGTCGGTAGACTCCTTTAGACCCATGCCGGAACGAACTGCGTTGAATAAAGCTTTTGCAAGAGGGTTAGTAACACTCTTAGGTAAGCCTTGTGAGAAAGCGGTAAAGTCATTGTTGGATGCTGCGATGCGCTGCTTAGTAGCAGACGCACCAGTCGCATCATCTGCATCGGGATCACGTTGGCCCGCAGAGATAATTTTAATAGTATTGAACGCATAGAAACCGTGGCGAGCTTTTACGCCATTGTATTTGTTCAGGGTAATATCGAATTCGCGAACACGGTCTTGGCCTACAACCAATACGACATTTGCATATCCTTCTTTATAGAGAGATACCATAGAGTCGAAGATGTTCTTAATTTTTGGATCCAGTGTAACCGAACGAGCGTGCTTCGGAAACATCTTACGGACAAACTTTACTTTGTTCTTAAAAGGTAAAGGATTCTTTTTGGGGTCAGCACTTTGTGACAGGAAGATGCGATAAGGATTTTTGCCTGCTTTTTTAGCAAGCTTGTCCATTAGTATACCATGACCAACGGTAGGAGGATTCATCCTACCGAAGGTGAAGTAAACAGTTTTTTGCTCTTCTACAAGGAAAGACTTAAAGGAATTAATCATTTAGGTTTAACCTCTGGTTTAGCCTGTCTTTTAGTCATTTCTTTTTTGCGAAGCGCTGGGAATAGCTTCTTAGCTACTTGATCAATCTTGGGTCCCATTTTATCCAGTCTTTTTTCAATAGCCTGACGACGTGCAAAGTCTAGATCGCTCTTTGACCCTACCTTTGTAAGCTTCTTCATAATGGTCATACGCGCGGCCTTGCGTGCACGTTTCATAAGAACCTCTTTCGAAGCCATACGACGTTTAGCACGCTCTCTACCGATTTTAATTTTGGATTTATTGCGCTTAAAGTTAATAGCGGCTTTACGACGTTGCGCCATATCCATGGCTTCTGCTACGTCGGTCTTTTTATGTTTGCAAGGTGTCTCGCCACAGTCACAATGTTCTTCGACTGGTTTCTCGTGAGAGTAGCCTAACTTCTTCATCCGATTATGATCATCAGCAGTTTTGGCTGTATACTCTTTACCCGTCTTAGGATCATACATCATGTGAGGAAGAGTTGGTCCGTCAGCAGCTTCGTTCTTAGGCACGCAGTTAGGAACTTCTTTCCCTTTTTTTACTTTTGTGCCTACCTGCTTATGTGTGTCCCAGCAAGGTGCATCTTCGTTGACTTCTTCCTTAGTGGTTTTACCCTTCTTGATTTTGCCCTTTTGCTTTGCCCATAGATCTGGATCACCTTTAACACGTGTACGTCCGCCAGTCATAAAGGAATTGACTCTAGCCATTCCCCATTGCTGAGGATTGGTGCCAGGCTTATGTCCGGTCTTCCATGCTGCCATACCGCGCTTATATACCTGCTTAAGAATAGCTAAGCTGTATCCACCCTTGTCGGCTTTATCTTTCAATGTAGCATTTGCGTCTTCAGCTAAGTCTGCTGATTCGCCATACATCTTTTTAAACTTTTTTGTGTAAGGAGATTCTTTTGTTCCTGCGGCACGAGCTTTTTTATCACCAGGAGCATCTTTGTATGCGCTTGGATCGCTATCATCTGCTTTTGACATTTTCTTAAAGTGTATATCGCGTGCAGTCTTTGTAGCCTTAGACTTAATGCCCTTTTGGAATGTTGCAGGTTGCGAACCTTCGCGGTCATCAATATCTTTGTCCTGCGACACCTCTATTTTCTCATTATGTTTTTTAAAGCTTTTCATCGTGCCTTGTCCCAACCTTTTATGATATCTTTCGAGAAGTTGTTGTAGCTAAATTCTAAGCGATCGACAATCTTAACGGCACCACCGCCAAGCTTATCAATTGCAACGTAACCTTCTTCGCCGGTTACTTTGAATCCATCCACAGTTTTCACGAAAGTTTTAATCTTCTTGAATCTGTTAAGAGTATTTATGAGTTTTAACTTCGCAAGAACTAGGAGCTTCTGCAGGTCAAATATACGCTTAAGTGCGACTTTATTCTTTGGTGAGAAGAACTTTAGGATCTCATCACGCTTTGCAAACTGTGCATTCTTACCTTTATCAGTAGAACGTTTGTCTGCTTCTTTCTGGAACCGAGCATCGATCCATTTGATCAATAGGTTCACGTGCTTTGTTGTATTCTTAACTGCTGCGCCAGCACGAACGTGGCTGTTGTTGAACGTTTCGATTAATTGTGCGAATGGACGATTGCTTTCAAGTTCACGTAGAACGTTGCCGCTAATCTGATTAAAGATTTTTCCCGCCATCATTAGGTCTTTGTTAATCTGCTTAGTCTCTTTTGCATTCATTGCAAACTTAGATACGTCAGTTAGCATAGCATCTTGCTGGAAGACGTCTGGTGTTTTCTTAAGAGCTTTTACATTCACGCCGAACGAAGCCTTCATTGTTTCGAATGAAGCGCCTGTGTATGTGGTATGCCATACAATACCCATCTTAGCACGTAGAACATCTTGTGCTGGTTTGGAGCCTTCAGGAAATGCATATATAATAGTGTTGGGATGGAAGGTAACATAATCGTCGCCGGCAATCTTTTCTTTCTTAACGTCTGCCTTTGAGAATAGAAAGTCGCCTTGGATAACGCCTTTAATACCAAGCTTAGAGAGATACTTAAGAGCTTCTTTGAGCTTAACAGAAAGATCGCCAGTTGTATCAGCATCAACGTCTGCTGCTGTTTTGTATACCTTTGGATTCTTATTAAAGATGCCTTTCTTAGCAACAAAGAATACACCGTCAGTAGGATCGATACCAGCAAAGACTGCAGGTGCACCATCCCATTTAACTGAGACTGAACCTTTCTTTTGACCGGATAGCATATCTCTCATATCCCGTAGAGCAAAGATTGCTTGACGTGTTCCTTTTACTCCTCCATAAATGACCTGATCCTCCAGATGCATCATGTGCAGGTTCTTGGCATTCTTATCTTCGTTGAGGTGTGTCTTAAAACTATCCATGGGTGTTCTATCCCTTTCCAATAAACTCTTCTTATTATACCGACGTTTTAGGGTCTTGTAAACCCCCTAAATGCATTATTCGTAAACTTTTAAGTAGACAGATGATTCTTCCAGCTTAGAGCCGGCATAGTTAATAATGTATGATACAAATCCATCAGAAGCTTTTTGTGTAGAATTAGCCAACATAAAGACTAGTGTTGTTGCGCCTAACTTACTATGTATACGATTAACATCTTGCTCTGAAATTTCTTTGTAGAATTCTTCCTTTGTTACCTTTGGAGCAACCTTTGGCACCATAGCCCAGAATTCTGCAATATCTCGTTCGTCACCGTTTTCTATGGACTGCGCCTTGGCCTTTAGTATGTTGTTATCCGGGAACTTTTTACCCAGATGTTTCTTTGCCCCATCCTGGATCTGTCCTAGTCCTGCACGTCCGCCTCGCGCGGTCGCGAGAGTAATCTCTGCATTCAATGGACCAAGGTATGTGGGTGTGCGTAGCTCTACTTTAATTGTACTTCTGTCCGCTTCGATAACACCGCCTTTTGACCGGAAGAACGTAGCAGTAGAAAGCCTTTCAGCCATAAGCACACCGCCAGAGTAAACGTGCTTATCCAGGTTGACTACCTCGTTCATAACGTTACCCTTTGCCCTTTGAGCGCTTACGATCTTCTTAAGGGATATACCAACCACCTTGCGTTCTTTCCACAGTCTAACGATATCAGCGTTTAAAGTCGTGACAGACTCGGTGTTAAGTGCTTTAGTAATTGCTGGAGCAATAGACTTATCTACCGCCCATATGTCGCCAGGGTTCCACTTATCATCGGATAAAACGGTCAGGCCGGAATTTACAAAGGCTTGTTTCTTTGCAGCGTAGATTGCTTTCATAACCCGATCGTCACGGT